CGTGTTCGGGCAGCGCATCGAGTTCTAGCCCGTGGCCACCGCTGTCAAGCCGCGCCTGACTCCACCGCGAACGCCGCCGATCGATGATACGCTTCAATTCTCGCCAACGCCGCTACAGGATCGGTTCATTACCGACGTGTTCTCGGGGAAGTGGCGGTTCTTCGGCTTGGGCGGCGCCATCCGTGGCGGCAAGACGATTTCCGTCGTTGAGTGCCTCTTCCTGTTGTGCAAGATATTCCCCGGTTCCCGCTGGGCGATCGTCCGCAAGGATCTGCCGCGCATTCGCCGCAACACCATCCCCACCATCGAGAAGTTTGCCCCGCGTCCATTCGTCGGGAAGCTGGACAAAGCCGAGTGGAAGTATCGGTGCGCGAACGGCTCAGAGATTCTGCTTATCGCCGAGCAGCTCCCCACCGATCCCGACCTCGATCGATTCAAGGGGCTTGAGGTCAACGGCTTCGTGCTCGAGGAAGCGAACGAAGTCAGCGAGCAGACCGCGAATAAATGTACAGAGCGACTAGGAAGCTGGATCATCCGGCCCACGGATGCCAACCCACACCCCAAGCAGCCGCCCGCGCTCATCCTCGCGACGTTTAACCCTGCTGACAACTGGGTACGCGAATGGTTCTACGACCCGTGGCGCGAGGGGCGCATCGAGCCGCCCTATTACTTCCTCCCTGCCCTCCCGACCGACAATCCCTACAACACTGAGGAGCAGTGGGCCGCGTGGCGTGAGCTGCCGCCAGAGCAGTACAAGCGATTTATCGAAGGCGATTGGGCAGCGATCATCGATCCCTATCAGCTGCTCACGTACGCGCAAGTGATGGAAGCGGCGAACGTGGAGCCTGAACGCGGGCGCAAGCGTGAGGGGTTGGATGTCGCGAGCGGTGGCGATGACGACACGGTGTTCTGCCTGATCGATGGGAACGTCATCGACGGCGCGGCGCTCGAGGTGCATCACCATTGGGACGAGCCCACGACCGCAGAGCGTGCGCGTCAGCGAATGCAGGAGCACGGCATCGCACCAGCCGATTACGTCGTGGACTCTGTAGGCATTGGCTCAGGTGTCTACAATATGCTGAGGCGCTGGGGGAGGAACGTACGCGCGTTCGTCGCTGGCGGTAAGGCGGTCCCGCGCCTCGTGCAACCCGACGGTAGCACGCTCGTCACATATCCGAACGGCATCACCACTCGCGAACGCGCGCCCGTGGTAAAGTCGATGTTCACCTTCGTCAATATCCGCTCTCAAGCGTGGTGGGAGTTCGCGGAGGGCGTGAAGCGCGGGAAGTGGTGCATCCTCAATCCCACGAAAGAGATGATCCGTGACCTGACCGCGCCGCGGTATCAGTACCTCTCGGAACTTAAGATCAAAGTGGACTCGACGGACGACATCAAGGAACTGACAGGCCACTCGCCGGACGTGGGCACCGCCGTCGTGCAAGCCGCGTTCGAGTGGCCGAAGGTGCCAGTTGTGAAAGGAGCAGGCACACACACGATCTGGACGGGATGAAACGGCAATCCCTCGGGAAACGCGTGCTGCCGCCATACGCGAAACTCGACAAGGGAATTAAGCGGCACGTCCGCATACTCTTCGAGAACGGCATCGAGACCTGTGAATCATGTCAGGGTGGGATGGGTCACCCATTCCCCGAGCCCACCGTTCGTTTTACGGTGGACAGGGGGAAGGGTTTCGCGCCCTCGCGATCGCGCTAGAACACGGCCTCAAGGTCTACGAGCTGCGCCGCCTGTATCAGATTCGCGACGGCGAGCCGTGCGGGCCGTACTGGGAGATGGCGTTCGTCGCGCAGAAGTAGGAGTATCGCGTTCCCGATCCGCACTATAGCGCAACTGAATAGCGCGGACGTATATTGCTCGATGGGGTGCGGCCTAATGGGAAGCAACTCTCCGGGTTTAATCCATGGCCTGAGTTATCGGCACGTCCGGCTTGACAGCCCACCCCAACACTCTCCACGGCGAGCGTGAATGGCCTACGACTTCGGCACACTCGATGCAGCCCGCGCCATTGCCCTGATCGCGGCGTCCAACGACGTGCTCACGACGCTCGAGCCCACCGCGCGCGGGCTCTCGACGGATCAGGGCATCGCATCGCAAGTGCGCGCGTTCCTCGCGGGCGACCACTGGCAGGACGGTGACGGGTGGGTTGGCCCCAAGCCCTCGACGACGATCGGCGGCGTCAGCGATGATCTGGCGATGTCGCTCTTCGCCGAGCACTTCGTCAGCCGCAACATGATCGAGGACATCATCACGCGGCACACCGATGGCGTCGTAGGCCGTGAGCCCGCGTGGGGCTTCACGCCCAAGCGCCCGATGGCCAGCGACGAAGAACCGACGCAGCAAGAGCAAGACGACATGGACGCGATCGAGGCGGCGCTGACGACGTGGTGGGACAAGCGGAAGTTGCACCAACTCTTCCAGCGCATCACGCCGGAATCGTTACTCTCAGGCCGCGCCGTGATCCGGCTCTACGTCCCTGCCTCGCGCCTGACTGACGTGCCCATTCCACCGCCGGACACCACACCCGCGACGGCCCAAGCGACACCGCCAACCGGCCCACAGCTCGTGACGGACGCGGCGTTTAACTCGCCCGATGGCAATACCCCAGCCGCCACGCCCGCGCCGACGCAGAAGGGCGTGGTTGCGGCGACGCTCGAGGACGCGCTGGATCAGATCTTCGTCGAAGTCGTGACCAGCGAGAACGCGACGGTCTACACCGACACCGACTCGATGGAGCGCGTGGGGATCGTCGTCTACTACGGGCAAGGCGAGTACCCCGGCACGCTGGGGCCGCGCATTATCGAGACGACCTACTTGGCGGGCGATGCGACCATGGCCCGCGCTGACCGCGCCACCGTCATCCGCATCGTCACGAACGCGCAGGAAGCGCCCGTCCAACTCCCGCTGTATGGCCATCTGACGCACTACGCAGTCCTCAGACCGCCGCTCATCAATGCGTCTATTGTCTCGATCCAGAAGGCCATCAACTTCGCGATGTCGATGGTGCCGCGCGGACTCGAGACGGCGGGCTTTACCGAGCGTACGCTGATTAACGCCGAGATGCCGGGCGAGTACGTCGACGACCCTGAGACGGGCACGCGGCGGCTAGTGCTGGGGAACTACCAAGCGGGCGCGGGAACGACGAACTTCGTGGCCGGCAAAGAGACGGTGGACGCCGAGGGCCACGTCACGCTCGCCACGCCTCAGATTCAGTACAAGGAGCCCTCGCCTGTTACGCCGACGACCGACGCCATCAACGCGCTCGTGGCCGAGATCCTGCGCGAAGCGAAACAGGCGCACGTCTTGGGCACCGACCAGGTGCAGTCTGGCGTCTCCCGCGTCCAAGCCCGCGCCGACTTCGAGAAGAGTCTGGGCCGGAGTCAGGCCGCGCTGGAGCCCGCAGGCCGGTGGCTCTTAGAGACGGCGTTGACGATGGCGTGCGTGTTCGCGAGCGATACGCAAGGAATAGTCTGCGAGGACTACCGCGCGACGTTTAGCTGCTTCACCGACACGGGGCCACTGGACCCCTCGGAAAAGCTCACGGTGACGCAAGCGGGGCAGCTGGGCTTCCTGTCCGCTGAGTGGGTGATGCAAGCGTTGGGCGTGGAGGACGTGGACGCCGAGCAGGCACGACTGAACAGCGAGCCGGGGAAGCGCATTGAATTGCGGCAGAAGAAACTCGTGGCGCTCAAGGAGGGGGTCGATGCAGGGCTCTCGCTTGGCCTTGCCGCACAGCTCGCGGGCTTCGAGGACGACGAGGTGAAGCTCATCGAGAAAGACGCGCTCGCCAACCCCATCCCCGCGCCCGTGCCCGGCATGATGCAGCCCGCCATGAATCCCGACGGCACGCCGAAACTCAACCCCGACGGCACGCCCGTCATGGAGCCCATCCCCGGTGCACTCGTTCCCGGCGCAGTCGTGCCGCCCGTGCTGCACCCGAAAGGCGTGATACCGCCTGCGCTCGCGGCGCACGTCGCCGCCGTGCAAGCAGTGAAGGCCGCATCGCAAGGCGTCGTGGTGCCGCCCGCGAAGGCAGGGGCGGCATGAGCGTCGTTGCCCATATTGGCTCGCGTGTCGCCCTTCCCCGCAGCGTGCGTGTCGCGCTTGCCGTCTACCATCGCTCGCCGCAACGGCTGAGCACCGCCGAAATCTTGCGCCAGACGAAAGCCGTACTAGCGAAACGGTACGATTGGACGGGATATAGCGACGGCCCCAAGCCTTACGGCGATACTGATTTGCCGCGCGCACACGTTGAAGATAGGGAGTCTTATCTACCTAGCGACGGGGACGATGCCCACCCGGAAGCCTAACCCCGCGCGCAAGGCCGTCACGTCGCCGCCCGTGTCGCTGACCGTCACGCCCGCCGACATCGAGCGTGCGCGCACGGCGTTCCGCAAGCACGCGCCGCGACGCGCGTGGGGACTATTGGAGGCGCCGAAGGTGGAGAAGCCCGCCCGCCCGAAGAAACCGAAATAAGTATGCATATCCGCGAGGACGTGTATACAAAATCCCCGCTTCCTATGCGCGTGTAGTGGCCGCGTCGTTCATCCCGTACCTCTTCGACGCGCTCACTGGACGATTCCGCGCCGCCAATGGCCAGTTCCTTTCATTCGAGTCCGTCCGCTCCGACCTCGACCGCGCGCTGGATGGCGCATCTGAGGACGCCGCCGCGATAGCGAACGCCTACACGTCGGGCAGTATCGGGATCGCGGAGTTCGAGCGCCAGATGCAGCAGCTCATCAAGAACACGCAACTCTACTCGTCCGCCGTCGCCGCTGGCGGCTTCTCTAATATCGACGCGGCGGCTCTGGACGTATTCCAGCAGCGGCTCGCGGAGCAGTTCACGTACTTGAGCGACTGGATGGACGACTTAGCGGCTGGCACGGCGCAATCGACGCGCGGCATGGCGCAACGCGCGGGGATGTACGCGCAGTCGGCGCGGAACACCTACGACGTGACGTATCGTGCGGGCCAAGCGTTGCGCGGCTTCGACGAAGAGCGCAACATCTTGAATCCTGGCGAGTCGTGCGACCTGTGCCGCGAGCAGACGGCGCTCGGCTGGGTGCCCATTGGCACGCTCATCCCTGTCGGAGAGCGCACCTGCATTTCTAATTGCAATTGCGTCGTCAACTACCGAAACGCGGCGTAGGTACGGTTATAGCGTACTTGCGGTTACGGTAGTATCTTCGCGATATGGAGCTAATCATAAGCCGTAAGCGCGTGCGAGGCGAGGCGGCAACCGCCATGCGACAGCAAGTCGTCGAGATGCGACAAAACCGCATGTCCATGGCGGATATTGCCCGATTCTTCGGGGTCTCACATCAGGCGATTCAGCAAAAACTGCCACCCGAGATGCGCGACGGTCGGCGTTTCGTAAGCATGTTGAATGGTGTCAGGAAACCTCGCGCGCGCAGGGTAATAACCTTAGAACAGCAGATAACCCGATTTAGGGGCTACATTGCCGAAGCAGCTCCTGACGAGTGCTGGCTGTGGGCGGGACACGTCAGCAGCCATGGTTACGGCCGTTTTTTCTTCCAAGGCAAAGTGCATTTTGCTCATCGGGTCGCGTTCTACCTAAAGCATGGCCACTGGCCGAACGTGTGTCGGCACACTTGCGACAACCCGCCCTGTTGCAATACTGAGCATCTCTTGGATGGAACGCTCACAGACAATGCTCGCGATGCATTTGAGCGCAAAAGATTTGCGCGTGGTGCCGATCATGGGCTGAGCAAGCTGATGGCGGAGGATGTCTACAATATCCGCTCACTAGATGGTCTCGTGTCGAGGAAAGAACTTGCTCGTGCCTTCGGAGTGCATGAGGTAACGATTAGCAGTATCGTTCGACGGCGACACTGGAAGGATATTTGACCTAACTGGCGTTATCGCGTACCTTACGTACGTAGTTGCGTTTCGCTATTGTTAGGAGTACGACCGACAGCGCACCGGGCAGCGCGCATCCGCGTGGGGCAACCCCACCGCGTGACACATGAGCAGGCGGGGCATCGCCGCGCCGTGTGGGATTCACTCACCACCCGTTCGACCGCTTGACCACTCACGGGGAGAGGATCTCACGTATGAGCACCACAGTCACGCCCGAACCGGCGGCACCGGCCACACCCGCTTCACCCGCGCCCGCGCCACCATCGCCGACGCCCGCCGGAGGCACAACCGCCCCTGACGGGCAGGCCGCATTCGACGCAAACGCTGTGCTCGAAGAACTCATCGAGTCCAAGGGTGGCGGATTTCAGGGCGCACGACTCGCCGCGCTCAAGCTCATGCGCGACAAAGGCAAACTCCTCGAACGCATCAGCCGCTTGCGGGATCGCGTCGTCGAAGAGGGCGCAGTCGTCCTTCGCGGCGATGCACTGGTGACGCATAACAAGCTAACCGCCCTGGGCCTCTCGCCCGATCAGATCAGCCAGAAGATGTCGGAGCACGCGGTGCTGCAGGCCGAAGTGAAGGCCAGCAAGCAGGACCGCTTCTTCGAGGATGTGGCCGATCGCATGGGCTATAGCGGGTCCGGCAAGAAGGTGTTTACGAAGCTGGCGAAGATGCACGGTCTCGAAATCGAGGACCGTGACGTCGACGTCCAGCAGACCGATGGCACGACGACGAAAGAGAAGCGACCGTTCGCACGGCTCGCCACGGACACGAAGGGCGACTTCAAGCCGCTCGAAACGTACGTGGACGAGGAGTTTGGGGAGTTCCGGCCCGCTCTATTCGCGGGGGAGGGCGACGCGGACGACGACGCGCCCCACCGCACCGCTGACTCGCGACCGAGCGGCGGACACGCACCAGAGCGCAAGGTCACTCCGATGGCTACGCAAGGTGGCTCGTCTCGGACCTCAGAGGCGAATGCCGAGCGCGGCGCTGTTCAGCGTGTGCTCAATAACCGCTACGCGCCCCGTAAGACGGCGACGTAGCAGCAGCACCTGAGCGCACACATCAGAGTTACCACGATTTTTCCGTAGGAGCGCTCATATGGCAGCTACATCCCGGAGCATGGTCTCCGCGACGCCGACGCTCATCTCGCCGAACTGGTCGGGTGATAGTCTGGGTCGGAAGTATCTCATGCCCGCTGGTGGCAAGGTCGACAATACCACCTTCGGCGCCGCCGACTCAACGGGGAAGATTCCCATCCCGTCCGGCACCGTCGTCGGTCGCACGATTGCACAACGCGACGCGAACACCCCGTTCCACCTCGCCGCCGATACCGACGCCGAGTTTATGATCACTGCCTTCGATGTGACCGATGCGCTGGTACTGGACGACGTAGAACTCACGCGTCCGTTCTCAGGCTTGGTCGTGAAGGAGAACTTCCTGCCCACGCCGCTCGCCAGCCTCTCGGCGACGGTGCAGGCCGCTGTTCGCGCCCGGTATGTGTGCGTGAAGGGGGTTGCGTAAATGGATATCAGAACCCTCATCAACCGGATGTCGCTGGCGGGCGACTTCCAGCTCATCGCGCGCAACCCGCTAGCGCAGTTCGGCGTGCCGAACCGTCGCTATATCGGCGCGGAGCTTTTGCCCAACCGAACGGTCGAAGTCAACAACTACATCGAGGAGTTCATCCGCTATCGCTCGATCATCGCGAACGCGGGCACGCGCTACTCCCCGACGCAGAAAAAGGGCGGCGCCTTGACGGGCGTGATGCAGGTCAATCTAGCGGAGTCCGACAAGGCCGCCGAGCTGACAGGCCGCGACTACGACGCGCTCCTTCGCATCCTGGCATCGAACGACAGCATGACGGCGATCGCGGCGATCACGAACTTTGTGGAGCTGACGATCAACGTCCCGCTGGAAGAGCGCCTCGAAGCGTGGCGCTGGCAGGCGATCGTTTCCGCCGCCGTCACCCTGAGCGGCGACGACAGCTACACCGAGACGATCAACTACTCGAACCCCTCGGGCCAGCGCGCCGCGGCAAGCGCGGCGTGGTCAACGGCGACCACGGACCCGTTCGCGGACATCTTCGCGATGGTGACACTGGCCGCATCGCTGGGCTACACCATCACGCGCATCATCACCTCGCGGAACGTCGCCTCGATCATGGGGAACAACGCGAAGGTGCAGGCACGGACGGGCCGACTCATCCTGAATGTCGGGACGGGCGGTGTGGCGGTGGCAAGCGGGCGGTCATCGCTCCTGGAGTTGAACGCGGCGCTGGCGCTGGACGGCCTGCCGCCGATCGAGCTCTACGATCTGCAGTACCGGACGGAGACGGGCACCACGCGCTTCATGGCGTCGAACGTCATGGTGCTGGTGGCCGAAACGGGGCGCGATCCCGCGCTCGATTTGGGCGACACCGCGCAGTTGGCACCGGAGATCCTGGACCGGCTGACGAACACGGTGGGCTACACGGCGATCGGACGGCCAGTGGGCCAGAGCGAGCCGGGTCGCGTCATTCGCTCGGAGTTCTTTCCGGACAAGCCACCGCGTGTGTGGGCGGAAGGCTGGCAGACGGCGTTGCCGGTCATCACGTCCCCGCAGGCGATTTACGTGATCAACTCTATCGCGTAAGCGATAGACGCATAGCAGGAACACTATTTGGAGGCTTTGCGCGGTGGCCGGTCCCGGTAGCAGGACAGAGCCGGTCACCGTTGCAGAGGAAGCGTCACTTCACGGGAGAGAGCATATGCCACGGAAAGTCATGCCAGCACCGGATACGAGCCGCAAGCTCGTGAGTTCGAAGATTTGGAAGGGCGATGTGTGGTCGCCCGGCATGGAAAAGGACTTGCCGGAGGACTTCCCGCAGGACGGGCCGCATTGGGAGGACTTCGAGCCCGATGCGACGCCCGCGCCGAAGGGTGTCGCCGCGCAGAACATGGCTGCAGCGGAGCAGGAGCAAGCCAAAGTTGCCGTCGCGTCAGAGACAGCGCGCGGAACGAGACCCGTCAAGAAGCAGCGCGGGCGCGCGTAAGCTGTGCCGCTCATCGCGACGGACGTGCTGACGCCGCTGGGCGAGATCGACGGGGCGCTCTTCTACCCCTCGCTGTCGTCGGGTCAAGTGACGACTCGCGTCACGTCGTACCTCACCAGCGGCTACGCGAAAGCGACGGCGCTCTTAGTCACTGACGCGGCCACGCAAGACGCCATCGCGCGCACGTTCACGTATTATCGCGCGTGGTCGGACGTCGTGAACCGGCTCACCCTCTCGCCCGCGTCGGCGTCGCTAGCCGGCGAAGTCTCGACGTCCTATCTGCAGACCCAGATCAACAGTTGGATTACCGCGCGCGATGCGTGGCGGCTCGAATATCAGTCGCTGCTCCCCATCACGGCGACAAGCGGCGTCGCGCCCTCGGTTCCCCAGACGCAGGCGTACGCCTTGGACGTGGTCGGTCGCCGCACGCCGACCGGCGAGAGGTCCGCGCCGGACAGCGCGTTGAACAGTGACGACTTGCCGCTGCCCGTCGAACCGGCCAGCGCCACGACCGTGTGCTCGCCGGACAGGTGCAGCCGCTCCCCCGCCCGCCGGGACACTGACCGCGCGCGGGCCAACAGCTTGGGATCGGCGCGTCCGTCGAGGGCCTCGACGGCTTCGTCGAGGGCCGCGAG